ATCAAAGCTGATTTTGTTCTTTTTATGAAGAGGCTTAGAAAAAAATATGGTTCCGGTATTAAATATTTTCACTGCGGTGAGTATGGAAGTATTAACTTACGCCCTCACCATCACATTATTCTGTTTGGCTTTGTTTTCGACGATCAAAAATTCAATTTATTCTCTTCGTCTGGTCATATGCGTTTTAATTCTGACTCTCTTGATCGTCTTTGGGGTCTTGGTCTTACTGACATCGGACTCTTTGAGCCAGCTTGCGCTTCTTATGTAGCTCGATATACTGACAAGAAACAAGAGTTTTCTACTCAATGGTTTTTAGATCGTGATTTAGTTCCACCTTACTTGACAATGTCTAAAGGTATTGGATTAGATAATTTTATTGAAAACTCTGGTCAATATCTTAATCAACGCTTTTGCATTGACAATCAAGGTCACAAGATAGCTTTACCACGATATTACAAATCAAAATTTAGTGATTCTCAACAGAAGTTTATTCAAGATTGTACTATTCATGATCTTTTAGAATGTCGTTATAGAGGTGATTTCGATGCTGATTATACTTTTCGCAATCCTTTTGAACCGCATCGCCGTTTTCTCATTCCTGAACGTGGTGATGTACTTAAAAAGATTATTGAAGATAAAACTAATACTATGTCAAGAAATAAATTATAAAAATTTAAAAAATATTTATTGACATTTTTATTTATTTGTGTATAATGGTATATATAGAGTTAATTATTACATCGATAACCTAATATAAATTATGCGAAGTTGATAATTTTCTCTATATTTTTCAATTTTTTATAGAGGATTTTTATTTTATGTCTAACACTCTCGATTATTCTAGTTCTTATAAGACAAATTATATTGTTGTGATTAAAGATGTAGCTCACGATGTTTTAGTTAAGTCATTTATCGCTAATATTACTCTTTCTCAGCTTTGGAATGAGCTAGAAATGTTCTATGGTACTTCTAACATCCGTTCTCAAAAATCTGGTGTTCTTGAAGATCCTGTTCTTCTTGCTCCACATGATTATCGTGCTGTTGTTCTTGGTGAGGTTCTAGATACTGGTGTCATTAAAACTTATGATGCTGATTTATCTCGTGGTATTGATGAATTATTAGCTTTCTTTGATGCCTCTCAATGGTCTAAGTCTCGTGAACAGCGTACCGAGTGATTTGATCCTCTGTAAGATCTTCAGGATCTCAATTGATCCTGAAGTTCCTTGTGAAGGTTTATATTTTTCTCCTTCTTTTAATTCTTACTTTGTTTTTGACGGTCTTTATTTTTATGGTGTTTAAAAAATGGTTGAATTCTACACACGTTATAACCCACCTAAAAGCCCTATTGCTGATAGTTCTAAACCCTCTCTTACACAGCAGGAGTTTAAAGAAAGTTGTGATATTAACAACATTCTTGCAAAATTTTCTGTTCAAGCTCAGGCACTTGGCGTTGAACTTTCTCAACTTATGCCACAGGATCAAGGCTCTTACGGTGATTTTTCACAACTTGACGATTTTCAAACAGCTCAAAACAAAATTGCGTTCCTTAATGATCAATTCTCCAATCTTCCAAGTGATGTACGTCGCAAGTTTGGCGATGATCTCAATAATTTTGTCTCTGCTATTTCTGATCCTAATCGAATTGATGAATTAGGAGAATTAGGAGTTTGGAATAAAAATTCTTTCTTAGAGTTTAAGCGTCAGCGCACTTTACTTGAAGAGCAAGCTAAAAATGTGAATGCTGACAAGAGCCAACCTTCTCAATCGGAAAGTGTTGTATCTTCTTCAGCATCTGAAGCTTAAATTTCCGCACATACCTTACTTGTTATATATGTGCGCAACGACACCTCGCTTAAGAATGCTACTTTGCGAGGTAATTTTTGAATATTTTTAGAAAATACATATAGGATTTATACGTATGAAATCAGTAATGAAACACGCTTTTTCTATGATTCCTAAGACTACTATTCAACGTTCTTCATTTGATAGGTCTTTTGGTTATAAGACTACTTTTAACGAAGGCTATTTAATTCCATTCTTTTGTGATGAAGTTCTTCCCGGTGATACTTTTAAGCTAAAAACTAGTGTATTAGCACGTTTATCTACTCCTATCGTTCCAATCATGGACAATATTTTTTTAGATATGCAATTCTTCTTTGTTCCTAATCGTTTACTTTGGGATCATTGGACTAACTTCAATGGTGAGCAAAGAGACCCTAGTGATAGTACAGACTTTTTAGTTCCTACTGTTACTAGCCCAACTGCCGGCTTTGCTACTCAATCTATTTTTGATTATCTTGGCTTACCTACCGGAGTGGCAAATCTATCAGTTAATTCACTCCCTTTACGTGCTTATAATCTTATTTGGAATGAATGGTACAGAGACGAAAATTTACAAGATAGTGTAACCGTTGAGCATGGTGATAGTGATAACGTATCTAATTATCAGCTATTGAAACGTGGTAAGAGACACGATTATTTTACTGCTTGTCTTCCATGGCCTCAAAAAGGTTCTGCCGTTACTGTTCCTTTAGCTGGTGAGATTAGTGCTAAAGATGTTTCTTTACTTTCTCCAAATTTACCATTTACAAATTCTTCTAGCCTTGGTTTAGGTCTTTCACGTGCTCTTACTGGTGTTACTGGTGTCAAGTCTGAAGTTTATAAAGAAATTACTGGTATTCCTCCTTCAACTACTACTCATGATTATGTAGATCCTAAGCTTTCGTCTTCATATGGTAATTTCGCTAATGGTTCTACTACTGGTGGTAAATTATATTTAGATCAAGAAAGTATCAATAATCTCGCATCTTACTTACAATTAACTTCTACTACTCAGGAAAGTGTTAATGTAAATGATTTGCGTTCTGCTTTCCAAATTCAAAGATTGCTTGAACGTGATGCTCGTGGTGGTACTCGATATACTGAAATTTTACGTTCCCATTTCGGTGTAATTAGTCCTGATGCACGTCTACAGAGACCTGAGTACCTTGGTGGTTGCTCTACTCCTGTTAATATCAATCCTGTACAGCAGACTTCTGCAACTACTTCTGTCACACCGCAAGGTAACTTGGCGGCTTTTGGGTATATTTCAAATACTCACAATGACTTTAATCATTCATTTGTCGAGCATGGTTATATCATTGGTCTTATGTCTGTTCGTGCTGATTTGACTTACCAGCAAGGCATCAACCGCATGTGGTCACGTCAGTCTCGTTTTGATTTCTATTGGCCTTCACTTGCTCACCTTGGCGAGCAAGCTGTCCTTAATAAAGAAATTTTTGCGCAAGGTAATGAACAAGATAATGAAGTCTTTGGATATCAAGAACGTTATGCTGAATATCGTTACAAGCCTTCACTTATTACCGGAAAATTACGTTCTTCTGACCCTCAAACATTAGACGTTTGGCATTTGTCTCAAAAGTTCACTACTTTACCAAAACTTAATTCTGACTTTATTGAGGAAAATCCGCCAATTTCTCGTGTTGTAGCAGTTCAAAATGAACCTCATTTTATTGGTGATTTTTACTTCGATCTTAAATGTATTCGTCCAATGCCTCTTTACGGTGTTCCGGGTTTAATCGATCATTTCTAGGAGTAATTTATGCGCTTTACTTCATTAGATTTTCAATCTCAAAATGCTAGACGTGCTTATTATTGGCAAGCTATCGCGGCCGGTATTAGTGCTTTAGGTGCTCTCGGTGCTCAGTCTATGGCTAATAAAGGTGTTGGTAGTGGTCGTTCTTTTAATGATATGCTTTACGATGTCAATATGACTAGAGCTCAATGGGCTCACGACGAATATATGTCTAATACTGCACATCAACGAGAAGTCAATGATTTACGTCAAGCTGGCTTAAATCCTGTTCTTTCTGCTACTGGTGGCTCTGGTGCTTCTGCAACCTCTAATGGTGTTGTTCAATCTAATAGTGCTAGTGCTTCTGTATCTGCTCGTCAACAAGCTAAGGCTCAACAACTTCAAGCCGGTCTTCAAGTTTTTGGTGATTTACTTCAAGCTCAACTTAAAGATAAAGAGTTAAATATAGCTTCAAAAAATGCTGATACTAATTTGATGAATGCTGTTACGCAGTCTAAACAAACTGAGAGTAATACCGCTCTTCAAAATGCTCAGGTTGCTAATTACGCGTATCAAAATCGTAATTTAAGTGCTCAGGAAAAGTTAAATCTTGCTAAGTCTCAAGAGGCTAATGCTCACATTAATTTTATGAACTTACAAGGAAATTCACTTGCATACCAAAATTCTTTAAATAGTGCTTTGGCTAAACAAGCTGATGTTAATGCTTCTCAAATTGGTGCTTATGGTCCTAATTCATCTGTCCGTACTGCCGGTGCTCTTCTTGGTTCTTCTGGTCTTGGTAGTCTTGTAAGTAATCAAGCTCTAAAAGGTTATGGATCGTCTATAATCAATGGTGTTAAGAATTGGTTTGAATCTCTAAATTCTGCCAAATCTACTAATCAAGCTACTAGAGGTTATTTACGAAAATGACAGATTATTCTATTTTTATTTTACTTATGCTTTTTTTTGTTCCTCTCTTTTTTCTTTGGTTCATTAAAAAGTTAGTTGTTTCTGCTATTAAGGAGATTAAAAATGAAACGAAAAAAAATCAGCCGTAAGGCATCCAGACGTAATTTTAGTAACCATAGTCTTTCTAAATCTATCAATTTTGCGCCCGCTCTAACTCGTGGTGGTTTTAGAATTTAGATGTGCATCTCCCCGCTTACTGGTTGGTGGAGTGCAGACCTTACTGAAAACGGAAAACGTACTATAGTTTTCAATCCTACTAAGGCACTTGATGTAGACAACCGTATTCAGGTGCCTTGTGGAAAATGTATAGAATGCAGACTTGAACATGCCAAGATGTGGGCGCTACGGTGTTGGCATGAAAGTCTTAAATATCCCTTTTCAAGTTTTGTTACTCTTACCTATGATGATGATCACTTGAAATCTCCTTCTCTAATCAAAGCTGATTTTGTTCTTTTTATGAAGAGGCTTAGAAAAAAATATGGTTCCGGTATTAAATATTTTCACTGCGGTGAGTATGGAAGTATTAACTTACGCCCTCACCATCACATTAT